AATGGGGAAACACATTATTACTGCGTGAAGTAGTCAATGGTGAAAGACAAACTCGTAGAGTTAAATACAAACCAACTCTTTATGCTCCAGTTGCAGAACCAACGGAGTGGAAAACTCTTAATGGTAAGTATGTAACTCCTATTCCTTTCAATAATATGAAAGAGGCAAAGGAGTGGGTGGAAAACTACAAAAATCAACCAAACATGGTACATGGTAGTACTATGTTCCCTTATAACTATCTTACGGAGTCTTATCCTAATACTGTAGAGTATGACGTTGACAAGATATTGATTGTAACGATTGATATTGAGGTGCAATGTGAGAATGGATTTCCGAGTCCAGAAGAAGCTGCAGAACCTTTTCTATCAATCACAGTAAAGAATCACCAGAGTAAGAAGTTTGTTGTCTGGGGTATTGGTAAATTTAATAACACTCGTGATGACGTAACTTATATAGAGTGTGGTGATGAGGTTCATCTACTTAAAGAGTTTCTTATGTTCTGGGAAAGACATTTACCAGATGTAATTACTGGTTGGAATACAGAGTTCTTTGATATACCTTATCTTTGTAATCGTATCAAGAAATTGTTTGGAGAAGATGAACTTAAAAGACTATCGCCTTGGCGTAGTGTTCACGATAGAGATGTTTTTCAGATGGGTCGTAAACATCAAGTGTATGAAATACAAGGTGTTGCACATCTAGACTATTTTGATCTGTATCGTAAGTTTACCTATTCAGCCCAGGAGTCGTATAGACTAGATCATATTGCATTTGTAGAACTAGGTGAACGTAAAGATGGTAATCCATTTGAAACATTCAAGGAGTGGTATACAAAAGACTTTCAATCATTCATTGAGTATAATATCATGGATGTGGAGATTGTTGATAGACTTGAAGATAAAATGAAACTGATTGAGTTATGTCTGACTATGGCCTATGATGCAAAAGTTAACTACATGGATGTTTTAGGTTCTACTAAGTATTGGGATATACTTATATATAATTATCTTCATAAGAAGAAGATTGCAATACCACAAAAGATACCTAAGACAAAACCAGATAAATTTGAGGGTGCATATGTAAAAGACCCTCAAGTCGGTATGCACAAATGGGTTATGTCATTTGACTTGAACTCATTGTATCCACACTTGATTATGCAGTATAACATCTCGCCAGAGACTCTTGTATCACAAAACAAGATACCAAAGATGACTGTGGATAGATTACTTGACAAAAAGTTTGATACTACACAATTAAAGAAAAATCATACTATAACACCTAATGGTGCATTGTTTAGGACAGACAAAAAAGGTTTCTTGCCTGAAATGATGCAATCTATGTATGATGATAGAGTTAAGTATAAGAAACTCTTATTACAGGCAAAGCAGGAATATGAGAATACTAAAAACCCTAAACTACTCAAAGACATTTCTAAGTACAATAATATCCAGATGGCTAAGAAGATTTCACTCAATAGTGCTTATGGTGCTCTTGGGAATGTTTGGTTTCGTTATTACGATCTGTTGGTTGCTGAAGCAATTACTACTTCTGGTCAGTTATCTATTCGTTGGATTGAACGTGATGTTAATCAGTATTTTAATGATTTGTGTGAAACCACTAACAAAGATTATGTTATCGCAAGCGATACAGACTCAATTTATATTACTGCTTCCGAATTTGTTAATAAGTACTATCCAAAGGGAGCAGAAACTCAAAGAATTGTCAAATTCTTGGATGACTCTGCCAGAGCGAAAATTGAACCTTTTATTGAGGAAAGTTATCAACGTCTGCATGAGTATGTAAACTCTAGTGAACAAAAGATGGAGATGAGTAGAGAAGTGATTGCAGACAAGGGTATCTGGACTGCAAAGAAAAGATATATTCTAAACGTCTGGGATAACGAGGGTGTTCAGTATAAAGAAGCACAACTTAAAATCATGGGTATTGAAGCAGTTAAGTCAAGTACACCATCTGCTTGTCGTTCAAAGATTAAAGAAGCACTTAGTATTATTATGAATGGTACAGAGGTAGAAATGAATACTTTTATACAAAAGTTTCGTGAGGAGTTTATGAATCTACCAATAGAGGAAATTGCTTATCCTAGAAGCGTGAATGGTGTAGATAAATTTGCTGATAATAAAAAAAGTCGAGACAGAATACAGAAGAAAATGATAGATCGTGCAAACAAGAACTCCGAGAATAAAATAGATAAATTAGGAACTTTAGATGGTACAGAAGTGACATATGGACTCTTTAGTTCTGGTGCTCCAATAGCTGTTAAGGGTGCTATTCTATATAATCATCTTTTAGAGAAACATAAACTTAATCACAAGTGGCCTTACATACAAGGTGGTGATAAGATCAAATTCGTACACTTGCGAGAACCAAACATATATCAATCGTCAGCTTTCTCTTTTATAACATCTTTTCCAAAAGAACTTGATGTTTATAATTTAATCGACAAAGAGGAACAATTTGAGAAGAGCTTTATGCAACCAATTTCTTTTATATTAACTAAGATAAACTGGTTAATTGATAAGAGCTATGGAACTTCTGGTTCTCTAGAATCTTTTTTTGAATAGACCTTGACAGATAGCGAATTATTTGATATACTATGTGTATCAAATAAAAAAGTATTAGGAGTACAATGGCTGAAAGATTAAAATTTATTGATGTGCATAATAGAGAAACAATATTTCCTATCTCTATAGCTAAAATTGATATCCCAGATGACCTTAAACGTCTTGACCACATTGGTGGAATTTATCGTTATGAAGCTATAAGAGATGGTGAAATAGAAATAGATGGTAAAATATTTAAATTTAAAAAAGGTGACCAATATGTAGGTGTGTTTTTTGGTAAATTTGGATATCATCCAACAAAAGGAAATTATTGGCACTCATCTACAAATGAAGTCTTTAGAGCTTTATTTTTTGGAAAAGAACCAATATTAAAGTATACAATATTTAAATTATTTAAAAATGAGGTAACAATGAAGAAAATTTACAATGAAGAACATATAATTCTTGTAGCAAATACAGCAAAACAGAGTGAGAATTATTGGAATGACAGTAATGGTTTCAAACAGTATGATGAACCAGATATAGATAGAGTAATAGAAGTAGCAGATAAAATTAAAAAGGCTATTGACAATTATATGAAAGGTAAAGCTTTGGGTGTTAAAGGTATTTACTTAAAAAAGATTCCTTTGAATACTATTGATCATTTAAAAGAGACTAAAAATCCACCTACAGAAAAGTTTCATAAGAATCAAGTAAAAGATGAGATTAACGCTGAAGACATAATTAAGATTAGAGATAGAATTGATGAGTTTGGAATGGAAAAGGTTGAACCAACAATTGCTTGGGAAAACGCAGAGGCTCTAAATGAACATTGGATATGTAATGGTCATACTACTTTAAAAGCTTTGAAAAGGGTTAAAAATATTGATTGGTCTATTGATGTAAAAGATGTCTTAATGGTTACTGATGAAGTTTATGGTGATTTAGACAAAGATGATTGTAAAAGCGTCAATGGTATTTTAAATGCTGAGGAAGAACCAAATAGTAAAGTAGGTGGAAAAACTAACATCAAAACTGCACAAAAAAAATTGAAAGATATGTATTTTCATAATAATTGGACTGATAATCTTATGGCATACCAAACTACATACAATAAGTTATTAAAAGCATTTGGATTATCTCAAAACGATAGAGACAAAGCAGTTAGGGGTGCTGCAAATGATATTGGTGCAAAGAAACGAAGTGATAAAAATGAAGCTTCAACTAAAATAGATTATTCACTTAATGAAGAACAAGAAAGGATTGTAGAGTTTATTGAAAGTTTATATACAGAATATCCTAAAAATAAATCAATCTTTCAAGTAATATCAGCTAAATCTATGAATGGTGCCTTTAACAAGGTTTTTGATGCTATTGGACAAACAATAAAAGGTAATAGATTGACACTTGTTGATAATTACAATGATAAAGGTAAAATTAATATTAAAGAACCAAAGATTTGGAAGTTTATAAAAGACCCAGATTTAAAACCAAAGAATATTGAGAATATTGTTATATTACCAGATTTCAGAAAAGATGAAATCACTAAACAAGAATATGAAGAAGGAAAGTATGTCAGAAATCTCAAAGTTGCAGCCAGTGGACATTGGGAGAACTTTAAAAACAGACTTATACTTGGTGGTATACTAAAATCTTTTCAAGAATATCAAAATAAAAAAGATAGTAAATTTGAAAATATTAAAAATATCGATCAAAAAGATTTAGTTAGTATCCCTCTACCATTTACTAGACTAGATACGGATGTATAATGTTAGAACAATTCTTTGAAAATGATGTGGACTTATCTTCTATAGGTAAGTCCACCTATCAAATATTAGTAACGCCAAATATTACAAATGCAAGAAATCTAAATGCTGACTCATACATTTTGGTTATGGAAAATGTAATTAAAGAATTAAATAAAATCAGAGATGATTTATTTTTTCATTTACCAATTACAGAGTTTTGTCCACGATTAGACTTCCCAAACACTAAACAATATATTTTTAAGATGCCCTCCTTTCCAAATGCAATGAGAGCTCATTATGATTTCTATCAATGGAATGAAGTTCTCAATGCAAAGAAAATTGAGATGGATATTATCTGGACAAATTTACCAGAACAAACTACAAATATCAAGAATCATTGTCATAATATCTATTCACAAGAAATTCCTATAATTTCGTATTCACATTGGATCGAGAACTCTGAATTTGCCCCTAACTGGAAAACTACATTTTACCATAACAATATTACTGGAATGTTGCAAGCAGATAAATGTGGACTAAACACACAAACACAGATAGATGCACTTCTAGAAGAAGCATCAGAACACTATTCTCAAAAGACTATTGATAAACTAAAAGATATTATGATACCTTTATATCTTGGTGTCGAACAAGATAAAATATCTAAGTCAGTTAAAACTGATACTGATAAAGTAATTGTATTCAATCACAGAACAAAAGAGTATAGAGGTTGGAAAAACTTTATCAAGATTATAAAAGAGTTAAGAAGTCAAAGACAAGACTTTAAAGTATTCTGTTCAATGATAGACCCTCAAGGTCAACAGATGTTAAAGTCTGCATTTGATGATATGTCTTTCTTTGACTTTCATGGGCCTGCTGATAGAGATGAGTATATCGCAAAACTAGAAAACTGTAGAGTAGGTTTTCATGGTGGTACAAGATGGGCGATGTCAAGTCAAGATGGTCTATGTAAAGGAATACCTTATGTATATGAGATAGGAAAAGAAACTGAAGAACTATTTGGTAGTCAAATGCAAACTGGTTTTACCAAAAACTCTGATGCAATAGACTTATTCAATCGTATGTTAGATGATAACGATTGGAGAAATGAACAATCACAACTTGCACTAGACCATTGTTCTAATGTGCATACTTGGAGTAGTAGAATTGTTCCTTTTAATAAAATGATAACTGAAGCCATAGATAAACAATTAAGTGATGTAATTAAATCTGGAGATAAGAAAGATGATATTGTTAACTTTGTTAAGAAACATAAAATGGTTGATACTCAACAAATGTCTGACTATTTAGGTTGGGGTAAACAAATTGGATTCCGTAGATACCGAAATTATCTACGAACTGTTCCAGGCCTATATACTAGTGTAATTAACAAAAAGGAATACTATGTCTACAATGAAAATTTTACTACTTTATAGAGACTCTTGCGATAGAGAGATAACATCATCAGTTGTTAGTGGTGGAGGCGAACAGTTCTGCAAACTAATTGATAAAAACTTTGATGTTGAAGTTTATCAAGGTCTATCAAAAGCAGAACAGAGTTGGAGCACAAGAGAAAAATCTCACATACAAAAAAGTATCGTCAAAAAGGCTGAGGAGATGGAAGCAGACATTATAGTTTCTAATTTTCCTAGTAGCATATACAATGGTAAACATATAATTGGATGTAAAATACCAGTTATGATTGTAATGCACAATAGATTTAAGATGATGTCAATATTTTCAAGATTAAATAAAGCAGTTGAAAAAGGTCATTCAGTTTTTTTAGTGTCAGAACATCAAAAAGAATATTATCAAGAAGCTTCAGATAGACAACATGAAAAATGGCCTGATGACGATAGTAATTTAATGTGTGATGTTGCTGGTTATATAAGACCATCTTATTGTATAGGTGAGAAACCAAAAATAAAAGATAAGTTTAATTATGAGTGTGGAACTATAGGAAGATGTGATAATCAAAAAAAACCTTTCCTATTAAAAGAATTAACAAGTAATGATAATTTAGTAATAACAAGTAAGGCTCAAGAAGATGGTCAAAATGGTTATTATAATAGAATGAAAAGAAAATATAAAGAAGATAAAAATGTTTCTTGGAGTGACACACATGATAATTTGATGAAAAAG